ACTATGGTTAATGTTTGGAGAGATAGTGGAAAACTATATTTGGGTGTTACTCAACCCATAACTGAAGTGACTGAAAAATATCTTCAAGGACCTCGTTTTTATATCAATGCAATGAACAGTGAAATGCAGACTTGGATTGTAACTCAACCAATCAAGTCATATCCAAATTACTTTTGGTTCCCTACTGATATGGAAAACACTCCTGTGACAGCAAGCAATGGGAAAATTATTACCCCGGGGACAGTTCCTGTAAATAATTCCAGTGTTATATTTCTACCCGAGATACAGGATAGAGGTATGTACAGTACAGTACACCTACGTTGTTTTGGTGTATGTAGTAATTATTTGTCTTTTATTAAACGTATGCGTAATGAAGGTGAGTGGTATTAACCACCGCGTCCTGCTCTACGGGTAACACTTGCCCCACCAAATCCCTTAGTATTTGCTTTAGGTCCTTGACTCTTAGGAGCCTTTCCTAGTCCTGGATGTGCTGCGTTTTTCTTTTTGGCTTCTTGTGCCATTGCTATGAATGGATTCTTGCTTTTCTTTTCTTCTGTCATTGTCGTATCCTCACTGATTCTAAATAACTTTCTATATCACCATATAGTGCTAGCATCATTGCTATCTTACTATCATATAATCTGATGAACGGTTCTTTTGACTCTGCATCCTTATTTACACTAAAGTAGTATGGGCATTTAATTTTCCTATTACATTCAGTTAGAAACTTATACCAATTGGTTTTCTTAACTTTAACCGGCAAGTCAAAATATTCTATTTGTGCTTCTTTAAATTTTATATCGCCCTGTGGTGTCAGGCGTAGGCTGTCACCTGATTTGGTGAACCACCAATCACTTATGATTGTCTCAATTGGGATATTGTTGCTAGGCAGTTGATCCATAACTGCTCTAGTGATAGTGTATTTTAGTTTTTTTCTATCACTCATCTGGGTACACAGTAGTACCATTATTCATAAACACGACTGTAAATTTATCTGTTTTAAATTGTGTGTTTAGTTTGCGACAAAGATTACGTGCATGTCCTGGATTACTAAAACTTGTTTTCTTATATTTAGGAGTAGCGTCTGGATCTTGATAGTGCTGTGACTTTAAGTTTATAGGTTGTCCTTCAAACATAATGGCCCATATACCCGCTGCTTCTACAATTTGGTCACATTTGTATGTGTTCTTATCTACGATTTCTAGCAGAATTTTTGGTTGCGATCTACTCATTAAAATTTACCTCCGACTAGTTCAACTTGAATAACTTCGGAAGTGTTCTTCTTTCCTTCATTACTTTCATAGTGATCTACCAATAGTTTAGCTAACTCGTCACGTAAACCGCGGGCATCACTTAATGGAATAACCACATCTTTGCCCTGTCTACTCTCAATACTTGCTACTCTATCAATAAATCGTTTGATATGAATCATTAGATATTTATCAGTTTTTTCGCCTCATCCTCAGTTTTGAACGGACCTAGATACTCATAACGCTGAATAAAGATGTATTTAGGGCAAAATGTGACAACTGGTTCATCACCCTGATACAGTACATACCATCCAGCAGCATGAAAACACTTGCTTTTCTGTGTTTTTGTGAACAAATGGACCTTGCGTTTGATATCAAGTATAGAATTAAATACCTTTTTTGTAGTAGGGTATTCATTGAAAGGTATGTCTTTTTTATTCTTTTCTACCTTAACTGTTTCAAACTGAATATTGGTTTGTTTCTTAATAGAATTAGTATTTTTGAAATGAGTTTTGTTGCCATTAAGTTTTACCTCAAAGCCAGATCCATCGGCAATAACATTGCCTACTTTTTCTTTACCATCCGTAACAATCCAAAATTGATTTTTAACAACGGGTTTTGCGATTAGTGGTTTTGACATCTTCTTCCATTTCTATTAATTTTGTAATCTTTTTAAAATTACTTTGTTTGTCTACTATAACATTATATGTAGTATTCTCAAAGCGTATTGGTAAATCCAAATGAATACTGTATTGTGGTCCAGTTGTTTCATTGATTACAGTATCATTGCCAACCGTACCAACGAATGGGATTTTATTCCAGTAACCAAAGATACGCTGACCAAATTCATATTTGGCTTGATGGCGATTCTCTTTGAAATAGTCTGCTTGATTTCTCATAGTGTTGCCCAACTGTTTGTTTCATAATCCCAATGACGCCGATCATATATATTAAGTTCACTAGTGTAACCAAACAGACTAAGCAGAATTTTAAGACCAGCATGGTCACCGTTTAATTTAAAATCAAAATATACCTCAACGATACTATTTGTATGATATCCATTGAATTCCCAGGCTTTGTGTTTAGTGAATGATCCGTTTTTACACCAAATCATGTGCCATCTGTCATTCCAGGGATTTTCTATTTTAAAATTAAAGTTAATCATTCTTCAACTCCGATTTTTTAGGGGCACAAATAGCATATCCATCACCAATTGCTTTTTTTGATACTGCATCTCGTGCTTTTTCGCAGTCTGCTTGCGTTGGGTAATCAAATGTTTTAATGCTTCCGCATATTGATAAAAACATACCAAGGCAAAGGGTTAGTGTATAGGTCATAGTTCAACTCCGAAATGTTGTTTAATCTTCTTTCTATTGCGATAGTATTCTTCGTAGGCTAAATCACTAACATGACAGGCTTCACTCCAAAATGCTTCTCCTGCTTCTTGAATAATCAATTTGGCAAACTTTTCGTAATTAAAGTTAAGGCCAAATTCATTGTGTTCCCAACATTGTGGTTCAAGTTGTTTGATAAGGTCGTTCATACTTCTTCATCCTTTTGATCACTAGAATATTTAGCACTGGTATATCTCACAATCAACACACTGGCGGCGGTTACGAATGTGCAACCAGCCACTGCCATCATTTCATTTATGTTGATAGGTAAGTGACTCATTATATCCACTGTGTGTCTGGTCAGGGCCGTGATAGCAATATACAACAAGAAACGCACTGGCATATGATTGGTCTTGAAATAGATACCTACCATGGCACCAATCTCTACGTATATAAACATCAAGAGCAAATCAGTCACACTGGCATGATGTTTGGCAAACAGTTCCACAAAGGTCCAACCCGCGGCCCACACTGTGGCAGCACCAATACCAAACAAGGCCAGTTTGTGAAACACCACCACCATGGCATCTCCAATGCGGTCAATCTTTTTAATTCGTTCGTTCATTCTTCAACTCCGAAATGTTGTTTAATCTCGTCCCTAATCTCTTTCAACGCACTATAAGTCCATTCGCAGGCCATTTCACCTGCGACACTATTGCCAACAGGAATACGATGTGTTTCAATTTTATCAATACATTCCTGCACAATCAACTCGGCAAACTTTCCTGCATTAAGCAGCCGAATCTTTGTATCTGGGTTAGCCATATTAGGCATCCATTCCATAGACTGTTCTTTTAGTAGTTTAATTCGTTCGTTCATAAAACCTCTACCACAATATATTTACTATGAGGATAATTTTCAGTTAGCCATTCAATCATACCTTCTTCGTAAGGAAGAAATACACTATTGAATTTGTTGGTTATATATTTACGCATTCTTTTTTGACCTATAAATTTGCATAGCAACATTAAGGGCGTCCATGTAATCTGCCATGAATTGTAGTTGAATATGATGTAAGTACATATACAACTTAGTATCAACTGGCCAGTCTTTAAACTTTTCAATTACATCGGAATCAAGTTGTATTTCCAATTCTTTAATGTATTCTTCCATAGTCATACTTAATCCTTTGTCAATTCAGCAACCAATAAAAAATGTTCGTAGGCTTTCTTTACCGCAGGGTTAGTCATCAACTGATCAGCTTCTGCCATCATAGCCTTCACACCTGCTTCGGCAATATCATGTGAACTGGCGCCGCTCAACGTACACAGTTCATCTCCAAACTCTTTTGCTAGTTTCTTCCATGCCTTGCGTTGTCCTTCTGTTATGGGAGTTCGCACAGGTTTCAGTTCACTAGCTTTATGCATAGCCTGAATTATAGCATCTTCGGCTACTCGGCTAGCTGCAATCATAGCCGCGTAGTTAGGATCAATATTAAACCTACGACTAGAGCCTCCGGGATAAGACATAACCAAATGATTACCTTTTGGAAAGCTATCCATAAATTCATTATCATATTCTGCAACAGGTACATACTTACGTCCTACTTTTTCGTAGTAAATCTTTTTCATATCATGTCCACAAACTATCTCTAATCTTAATTAAACGAATCATCATTTCAGTATCTTCTTTTTCGTAGGCTGCTTCAATCTTAGTAGTAAGTTTAAGAGCCTTATCTCCTGCTTTTTTACTTGCAGTATCTTTATCGGATCTACCAATCCAGTTTGTACCAAACTTAATGCGTAAACTTTCACAGTATTCACTCCAACCACTTGCATCGTGCGGGTCTGGACGATTTGGATATACAGTTGTCCACCATGTGTAAAGTTCTTTGATTTCTTTAGCACGTAATGCTTGACCAGTAGGCTTGCCATAGTTAGGATTAGCTTCATCTACACCCATATCTTTGTCAAGAGTAAGAGTCATTGCCCAGTCAAGATGGTCGATACCTGCTTGAGGGCAACGCCAAGTGCGCCAACGCCACCAACCAGTAGCATAAAAAGGAGCATCATACTTCTTTCTATCTTCTTTACTTCCCCATGCGATGTGGCTCCAGGCTTGTTCAACCTCAACAAAATCAACCAACTCATTAAATAAGCATGGAAGGAAGCGATTGCCAACATCACGCCAAGAACCAGGCTTAATATCACGGTGATGAGCGGTGAGAGCATGAGTACGAGTAACGTACCTGTTATTAATGTAATACTTGAGATCATATATTTTTCGTACAGGATATGTTACAAAATCTTGAAGTTTATCAAGACCTTCTTCTGCTAACCAATAACGCACAGGATTATAGCCTTTAGCCTTATCGTTCCAATCAGCCCATTCTTCACTGGTACCTGAATTGAGTTTACGAGTACCGCGCACCCAATCAGCAAAAGGGGTGCATGACCAGTAATTACTGTGTTGTGCCATTTTTAAATACTTCCGGGTTATCTTCTACTAGTGCAATCAATGCATGTGTTTGAAACTTAACCTGTTCCTCAGTCATTTTAAGATTGTAAGCATGGTCTAGAATATGTAATACTTCATGCCACAATGCAATCTTTTTAGTTTGTTCAGTAAATTGATCACCAATCCAAATCTCTTGGTCATTGAATCGTGCAAGACCAATTGTGCCTTGCATTTCTTCTGGTGTCTTATATTTTACTTCGTAATCTATTCCGCAAATTTTAAATTTCATTATTCTACTCCAAAATGTTGTTTAATCAAATCATTAGACTTGTATGGCTCTGCTTTATCAGCAATATCAGCACATTCCCGCACAATCAACTCGGCAATCAATTCTACCTTATCAATTGCTACCCACTTGCCACTAGAATCACTACCGTGTTCTTTAATTAGTTCTCTTACTCTATTCATTTTAATACTCCTACATATGGGCTGTTAAGCCATTTTGCATATGTCTCCGCGTTGTCTGCAATCTTGTTTAATTCATACCTGCCCGCAAACTTCATCAAGTGTATGCCAACCATTGGCACAGTAGTTGTACGAACACCCTCACGTATATTTGTATCTACTGACAGTTTAACATCTTCCGGCTGTGCTGTCAAGTCAATTAATACCCGATTACGTTCATACGCATCTTTAACACGGACCTCTTGGCCATCATGGTTTGTGTATCGTGTCAACATCATGTTGTTCCAATCGTAGCCTTGCTTATTACGATCGGCATATGCTTCAATCAGTCCAGCTTTCTTACTAGAACCTTTTTCTCTTATGCCCGGAAAAGCCGAAAACACGTTGTCAGTTGCATCACCTCGCATACACTTCTTAAAAAGTAGATACTGCGGATCCTCTAGTAGTTTAGGATTCTTTTCTTTATCTAATACTTGCTTACCTTTGTCGTTGAAGTATCCCTCAAGTGTAATCAATTCACCAGTGACACCCGAATATTGTTTAACTTTGGGAGTAATTAATTGTAGGTAATCTGTATCCGTTGAAATTATATAGTGTTCATCATCAGGATGCAAGTGAATGAAACGTGCAATCAAGTCATCAGCCTCAGCCTTTGGGTCACGCAGGACACTACAGTTTGTGCGGTCTTTAAGATAAGAGGTGAAGGCTTCATACGTTTGCCAAAACATGGTGTTTTCTTCAACCTCAGCCTCTGTTTGAGACATTGTATCTACTACCCTATTTTTCTTATAAGGAGTATAGAAGTCCTTTCTCCACGACCTACCTTCTAAGCAAAACACAACATGATCAATTCCAAAACGTTTAACGATTTGATTAGTACTTGCTAATGTGAGATGTAAGGCCATCCCGATCTTCTCATCCACAGTACTATTGCGTGATGCAATGTGTCGGGCACGAAAGAATGTATTTGCAGTATCTATGAGGGCGTATTTCATGTTTGTATTATATATGTATATTTAGAATGATACAAGTATTATGGTTCAAGATACAAGTCTGTATTCAAGTTAATATATTTGCGTGTTACCCTCTTATCTCCGCGATAGGGCAACCATTCACTCTTGACACACCTAATAGGTAAGTCAAGTTTGACAATAGTTTTCTCTACCCAATCCTTTACATCTTCCGCAGAGATTCCACTAGCCGGATCTAGTACTTCTAGTTTCCATTTATTACCTTTGAATACTGACCAAAGATGTCGCCTCCATTCTTTTTTCAACGTTGCCTCTACTAAAGCAATATGTTCTTTATCTCCATAATAAAGATATTTGAAAGATTGCAATTCAGCAGAGCCGGCAATGTAATCATAAATTCTAGTATGCACTGACCCAGTGATACCGAACCCAACCTTTAGATTGTGTGATAACACCATAATATAAAAAAATTCGTTCATTACTTACTCTTTTTGTTAGCAGTAGGAATTACTACTTCTTTGCCTTTAAGTTTAACTTTGCCAGTAGTAAATGTATTGATATGGTCAACTTCTGATTTAGATAGATAATTGATAACATCAATATTCTTATGCAAATACATTGTCTGCAACTTTGGAATATCAAATGTCCCACCTAATAGCCGGTACACTTTGTATGCTACATACAATTCAACAGTAAACGGTGAACTGGCGTTCTTATCTGCAAACAAGTCATAACGATATTTCTTGTATGCCTTCTTTGCGCTACTACGCAATTTAGTCATACCTTTAAATACCTTTTGAATGACGGCATGCAGGTCAGTCATAAAAATATCCCATTCTTTATTAGAATTAGAAATATTTTCATCTTCTGTAATGTCAAGCAAACTGCCATACAAACCAAATTCACTGTTATCTACTGGAAGAGAATTCCAATACTTGTCATGGTTCATTAGAATGAATTCAAGACGTTCATAGTTTTCATTTTTGGCAGCAGTTTCAACTGCATTCAAGTGAGTAATTGCTCCAGCTTGACCAATGTCATCATGCCCTTCAGGCAACGGTGTGCAATTATATTTGCGTAGCAATTGAATCAGTTTGTAAGTATGCAGATACTTTGGGTTACCGCTTTGGTCCAAACGCACAGACAAATAATGTTGCTTCCAATGATCAAAAGTAGTGATCTCTTTGGACATTTCGCCGTTCATTAGTGCAAATGTTTCCCGTGCCTTACTACGGTCATCAGTTTCAATATAGGTTACGTTAACTGGAAACTTCTTCCAATCTTTTGCTTTCCAACCCTTCATCAACCCTGACATGATGATTAGTGCAGTAGTGGTAGCAGTATGTTGTCCATTTACAATTGTATATTCTTCTTTGCCTACTGCCTTGACTACCTGAATAGATTGCACACGTTGTGGGTCGTAGTAAGAAAAAATATGTGTGGCGTGAGGTACATCAATCTCACGTTGAATATCTTCATCACTCATCAATTGTCCCAGCATGATTTGACTTGCAATAGGCATCTCAGCTGGATCAAATATTGTTTTTAGAGTTTTAAATCTTTCTTTTGCAGAGATAAAATCGGTATTATTACCGGTGTCAACTTTTGCGGCTAATACAGCAATAGAATTTTGTTTATAGTCACCTGGGTGACGTTCTAAAATATTATCAATTTGACGTTCATCAGTGTCACGATTGATTACATTAAACGTAAGTGGGAAAGCCATAAATTACTCCTGTTGTTGACTGAATAAGCCTTAAGTATACAGTAGTTTGGTATTAATGTCAACTATTAGTTTGTTGTATTTTTACAACACTTTTAGCTGACCTCTGTGCGCCCGTCACCAATATCCTTAGCACGTACCACTCTCATGTCAGTTGCTTGTGCCCTATTTTCTGGGTCAGCTTGTTGTTGTTCATATAGTTCAAGTGCTACATTACGACATACAGTTTGGAACCAACGATCCACAATGATTGTATCAGTATCATCATCACGCATTTTATACCCTGCACGAATTAAATTCAATACAAATTTGTCATTAAAATCAAGTTCAAACGCACCACTGTTAATATCGTATGGATCAAGTTCCATCTTTAGTATATTAACATAAGGCAAACCCAATTCTTCTGCCTTTTGTTTATCTGATACAGTAGCAGGCTCCTTCTTTTCCTTAGGTTTGCGAGGTTTCTTTTCCCTAACTGGCTTTGGTGTCTCTACTGTTAGTTCTGTTTTTTTGCCAAATAGTTTATCAAATATTCCCATTTTTATATCTCTCAAATAATTTAAAGCTAGCAAGATTCTTTGCCTTTGACTCACACATTATATCAAAGTTCTCAACAAATGTCAATGCCCAATCGTTCACTGCGTCATTCCAATAGAAATCACTATGTGCCCTGAGTTTCTGTTTGCTATGTCCTTCATTAATCAACGCACCATGATCGGGTAGTCGTGTTGTGGAATGTTCTCCGAGTATATCTTCGCGGCTAACACTGTAATGCATAGTAGGGCGCACGCCACGCCAGCTATCAATAACCCTCTTAACCCTGTCATCAGATGGGTCAATGTATTCTCCCTCACGTATCCAATTATGATGTATGTCCATGACCGTAGGTACGAGGTCAGATAATGATAAGCAGTCAAGTAGTCCATGTGTGTATTCCTCATTCTCTAGTGTAAGTGTGTTGCGGGCTTCGGGTGACAAACGATTGTACACATCACGAATGCCCTGTGGACCTTTACGGCCACTGATGTGTACATTGATTTTCATATCCTGAAACTTCTGACCATAACCCATCATACGGGCCATGTCAACATGATATTCAAATTCTTCTATACTCTTATTTACTACTTCTTCACGGTCACTTGCTAAAACTACAAATTGGTCAGGGTGAAAGCTAAGACGAACATCATTAGCCCGTGCTGTTTCACCGATGGGTGCAAACCATCGTGCTAGATTATCCTGCATTGATTTATCTTGCCAAAACTCTTGCCAGCCATCCATTGTATAGAAAGGCAACATATCCGATGTAAGACGAACCATACGCAATGCGGGTTCCAGTGATGACACTTTTTTAACTAGATTGTGAGTATGTAGAATGTTTTGTTTTGATACATCTAGCACCTTTTCTTCCGCTACACTTTGAGTTTGTCTATTGACCCAGGCACGAGTTGTGCCACCTGTGTTTAGTTCTTTGATAGAACAGATTTCACCCTTACTGTTTAGTTCCGAAAACTTACAAGCGAACCCGATGCGTTTGATAGATTGATTTGTCAAGGTAAAAGCCCAAAGTGATAAATAAGATATGTAGTGTAACATATTTACGCAATAAAGTCAACTATTTACGGACAAAAACATGAGATTTACCGAAATTATATCCGAGGACGCTAATCCAAAGAGACAGGCAGCAATAGCCATTGCCATGAAGAAAGCCGGGAAGAAACCAAAAAATGAAGATTTTGCTATGGAAGATGAGCAGATTGATGGAATGGCTCAGGGAGAGATTCGGGCAATTATTAAAAACGCAATACATATTAAAAACCAATTGGATAGAGGTGTTAGTTTAGATGGCTGGATGTATAGTTATGTTACCACAAGCAATGATCATTTAAATAGTGTAGCAGAGCAAATTAATAACCCGAATATTGATGAGCAAGGTGTTGATGAGGGCTGGAGTCAAAAATATAAGAATAGTATTAACTGCTCAAATCCCAAAGGATTTAGTCAAAAGGCGCATTGTGCTGGTAAAAAAAAACAGGATGAATCTATAGAGACAGATCAAGTTGATGAAAATCTACATAAATGGTTTAAAGAGAAATGGGTAAGATTTGGTCCAGATGGCAAGATTCGTGGTGACTGTGCTAGAGGATCAGAGTCAGAAGGTAAACCTAAATGTTTACCTCAAAGCAAAGCACATTCTTTAGGTAAAAAAGGAAGAGCATCGGCTGCTGCTAGAAAACGCCGTGAAGATCCCAATGCTAACCGTTCAGGAAAAGCAATAAATGTTAGCACTAAAGGAAAAGGAAAATGAAAATATTAGATATTATAACCGAATCACATAATAGATGCCCACATTGTGGTGGTCCATTAGTTTCAGAATCTGAACTTATGGAGAAAAAAGATGCTTGCTATTATAAGATTAAATCTTCCGCTAAAGTATGGCCAAGTGCTTATGCGTCAGGTAGATTGGTACAATGTCGTAAAAAAGGTGCGGCCAACTATGGTAACAAATCAGAAAGTATGGCGGAAGGCATCGCAGAAACTCTGCAACAACAAGTTCGTGCCGCTATTACTAAAGGCATGGAAAAATGGGATCAGAATGGTCTAGCTACCTATCAAAGTCAACCTGCTAAAAGGCACTATTTTGCATCTAGCGATTGGGCCAGTGGTCAACTAGAAGGGATAAATTCAATAGACCCTGACGGTACCGTAGTAATAGAACTTAATGATACTACCACTGCTGGTTTGGTTAAAAAATTAGCAGCATTGGGGGGTATGCCCGGTGTTAAAACTAGACAACTTAAGATGACGTTTGATCCAGCAAAAGCAAACGCAAATGGAGTGACACAGGGCGATGTGGCGGAAGGCGAGAATTGGTCAAAGCACAATAATAAACGTGCAGGTGGGATGAGTAAGAAAAGTGTAAGTGTATATCGTAGAGAACATCCTGGCAGCAAGATTCAAACAGCAGTAACAACTAAACCAAGCAAACTTAAAAAAGGTAGTAAGGCAGCAAAACGCCGTGCTAGCTTCTGTGCTAGAATGCGTGGAATGAAGAAACATCGTACCAGT